GGCATGGCAGGAGTAGAGCTGGAGGAGATTAAAGAGGGAAACGGATACACAGAGGTACATATTACAGGTAACGCTAATCCGATTGAGGTAAGAGAGTACATTGAGCGAGAGCTTAAGGATCGCTTAGCTATGGTGCTGTAAGGAGGGTATATATGAAAATCGTAGATGCAGGATATGAGATTTTTGATCCGATTGATGGCAGTAATACCCTAAAGAAGATCGAGAGAGTAGCCAGAGTGTGTTATAAGAGTGAGGATAAAATTACTCCAGATAGTTATAGAAAAATGGTGGGAGCTCTGGTTAAGAGTGAGCATTTTGCTATGTTGGAACATGGGGAGGTAATTTTAGAGGTAGATCCTCATACATACGAGGATCTTAGATGGGTTTTATCTGAGTTATCTGAGAGGTGTGGAGAGACTCCTATGCTTAGACTTACCTCATTGAAATTATCTCAGAGAGATATAGTTTCTGGGAATAGTTTTTTACCCTTTGTTGTAATAACTCAGTAGGAGTAAACACTGTTTTATTTAAGGTCTTTAGTCAGATGAGATATTGTCCTATTTTTGAGGCTATCCAGAAACGCTTAGAGGAAAATGTGGAATTATCTTATACTACTGGAGGAGAGGCAAAGGAGCTATTTTATAAAGATCTCTCCTATGAGGAAATGCTGGTACATTATGATCTTACTGTAAAGTTTATTTGTGATAGAGGTGTATCACATGAGATTGTACGCCACAGAGTAGCTAGTTATGCACAGGAGAGTACAAGATACTGTAATTACAATAAGAGCGGAGATGTAGCTTTTATCCGCCCTGTATTCTTTGCAGAGGATACTCCAGAGATGGATAACTGGGTAGATAGCTGTATGAGAGCAGAGAAAACCTATAATTATCTGATTAGTGAGGGAAGAACTCCACAGGAGGCAAGATC